AACACTAGCGTTATCAAAGTCGCCCATGCGCATATAGTTAAGTGTTTTCTTAAACTTTCTTGTACCCTCAGTACCCATTTGGTACGCCATTTCTACTACAGCACCATAAACCGCACTAGGCAGACTAGGAGGTAAATCAAATGTTTCTACCCCTTTTACTGCTATGTCAAAATCAGAGACAAACAACTTCTCGAAACCTTCTTTGTCAGTAGGAAGAGTCTCTCCAGGGATTATCTTGTGTCCATATCCAACAGTTTGAAACTTTTCTTGTATAGTTTTACCCGTAGCATCATCATATTTTAACCGATATGGTAATTGTCTATAATGCTCATTGTGTTTTATCCGTGCTTGTACGACTTCTGTCAAGTATTCATTCCTTGTCAATGGGGCATCTCCTCATCATCTTCTTTAATATACTGTAAATCATCTTCCCAAAAGTAAGCGTATATATCATCTACTATGTTAATAACTTCTTTACAGTGGTGTGTCAGCTGTGTGTCGTCTTTATGGTGATAATAAGCATAGGCCACTAAGTTCTTCACTTGTAGATGAAGACTATCAAAGGTTTTTCTTAAATCCATGAGTCACTCCTAGGTGTCCGCCCTATACTCGACTCCATAAAGCTATCTAATTCCACGCCGAGTAAGTGTTCTTTGTGCTGGTTATAGGATAGAACGGCATCTCTGTCCATTCTTGTCACCCAATAGTTAGCTGCTATTGCTAGTGCGTCAATAGCATCATCATGTTTCAGTGCACCTCTGTCTCTTGTGATACGTGTCATCTGTCTAAATAACTGATGCTGTGGTTCTTGTTTGAAATCCTCACGTATTAAAGACTCATCAACAACTAGCTTGTGGTTATTCATAATAGGTTCCAAAGTATCAATAATACGCTTCTCTTTCTGCGTATGGTGTCTTACTTCTTCCACTTCACATGGGTGTATCTTAGCTAACACAGGCTTAATGAGCTGTGTAGCCATACCATCACCGAAGTTACTCTCGATAGTAATGTAGTTTACGTCTTGTTTTTTAGCAATTCTGGCTAGTTTTTCTAAAGTCTCTTCAGAGTATCCGCCTTCTAGTGCGCCCACAGCGGTGAGGTATAAGACTCCATGTAACATTTTAAGTACAGCATAGGCTGTTTTGTCCTTACCTCTACCACTAGGGTCAATAGACATAGCTGTTCCTTCAAACTTTGTGTATTCAGCTGACGTGTGCATAGGGCCTACGTAGTAGTCGCCCTTTAGTCCCACATTGGGGACGTCACTGTCTATAGCTTTTATCTGTTCAGTAGATGAGGCCCACTGTATTTGTGCAGGAGCTTCTGTCCAAGTGGAACAACCACTCAAAATTATTAAATCATTCAGTTTTAATGGGTATCTATTAGCGTCAGACATCGTTGTATCTAACATAAACTGCAGGTTAAACCCACTACGTCCGTAAGATGCTAGACGTTCCATCAAATCTATCTTGTTAAACCTGTCACTATCCGTAGGTTCTCCCTCAATTTCCGTTTTATCAGCAATTATAGAGGACAATTTAGACCCATATCCAATACGTTGTGCGTTAGTTGGGTACAATGCTGGCCATATTTTAGTCTTATAACCACGTTCTTCCAGGCTATTGTATAGGGACATCTCCGTTTGAGGTGTACCTAGGAAGATAATACGTCCTACTTTAGGTTTAATAATAGCGTCAAACTCTTTTACAGTCTCACCAAGCCTATCTCTCATCAGTTGTGTCTGTGAGTTGTTGGCACTTTCAACGTCATCAGCAATAATTAAGTCAGCACGACTCCCTGTTAACTGTCCTGTTATACCCATGGACTTAACAGAAGGAGCATGTGAGGCCTTTGCAGGGCCCACATCAAAGCTGACCTTACTGGAACGCTGGTCATGGTGTGGTTGTAAGTGTACTAATAGTGGCATCTCAGCTATGAGTCGCTGTGTAAATGTACTGAAATCATCAGCCCTACTTTTAGATGCAGAGACAACTAAGATGTTCCTTTGGGGATTGAGTAAGAGTTGGTGACAAACAAAAGCAGAGGTTATCCAAGATTTTCCCACGCCTCTAAACGCTTGGATAACTAATCTTTTGTCTGGACTCTGTAAGTAATCAGCAATATCGTACTGTACTGGTGTTGGCTGTGGTAATAATAAATGTTTCCAGCACAAGTATAAGAAATTTTTAAAATTCTCTACGCCTTTACTCATCATGGTCAAACGGTAAGTCTTCTAATATGCTTGCAGCCCGCTCAACTATCTCAGGTTCACTATACGTTTTACATACATCTAAGCATACTTTCAGCTCAGATGCCGTAAGGTCCTCTCCTGATTTAAGTTTGTGATAGGCGTGCATAACCAGTAAAACAGGTAATTCATCTAAAACCTGCTTCACTGTTTCTTGTTGACTTTCGTCCATTGTATACTCCTAGAAGTTAAGTCGCAGTCTCCTGCATTTTTAAACCTAACCTATCCACCAAGCTAGTATTATTACTAATAACTGGCTTGCTGTTATGTAAATCTTACCTCGCCATGATAATGAGTTCCACATTATTAAAATGGGCTGGGCTAGTTCGTCTTCTAGCTCCTCATTAACATCACCGGCGACGCCTTTAATATCATCTTTCTTAAACATACTACACTCCTTAATATTTTAGTGGGTTTTTCAGCCGTACTGACTGTTCCTCAAATTTAGTTTCAAGAACTCTAAGTTCTTTTTCAAGGACGTTAACTTTATTATTTAATTCTTTAACTGCTTTTGTGCTGGTAGACTGTTCAAGCTCATCGAGTCTGTTATTAAACACACCCCAAGTATAAAAACCACCACCAAGAGTAGTTATAATACCTACTAACACAGCGTATTTTTTTAGTGTTTCTACAAAATTCATATTAATAACCTCTTATCTCCATTAATTGACGTTCAGCTTCTATTCTATTAAAAGTTGCTGTGCGTAAATCTTCTTGATATTTATAAACAGGGTCATTCATAACAATTTGTTGTATGACATTACCGTCTGTGTAGATTTGTGATTCATAAACACTTAAATCAACACTGTCATTATACTCTCTAGGACTATAAAAAACTTGTGGTTGAAATAAATCAGCGTTTGCAGCTGTGTAGTTAGATAAGTTAGGGGCTTTACCGGCCATTATACGCTGTGTGACAACGTTAATAATCGCTAGTTGTTTGTCGATAGCCTTAACCATCGTTTCTACTTTAGCCGTAATACTATCTACGTCTACTTTGACTTCGGAGGCTTCTTTTTCTTCGACTTTGACGTCAGCTTGTAGGCCATCTTTTTCTCCTCCAGGTGCTTCAACAACGCTTTCCTCTTCTGTGGTTTCGTTTGAAGCAAAAGTTTCAGTAGTAACTGTGGGTTCATTGTATTCCTCTTCTTCAGTTTCTTCTTGAGGTTCAGTCATCGCCACAGGCTCGTCGCTTGGTCCGGGTGACTCACTCGCAAGCTCTTCTGGAACCGTTTCCACCGAGGTGGTTTCAGTTGGTTCACTCTGTTCTTCCATGAGGCTCGCTGCAAAAGTTTCCACTGCTGGCTCTCCAACAGTTTCTTCTTCAGGGGGTTCTTCCACAATTTCTGGTCCTCCAAACGCCTGTAATATTTCGACGTCTTCAAATTCTTCTTCCAAAGTTTCAAATTCTTCTTCTAATAAAATGATTGTCTGTGGCTCCTCTAAAACAAATTCTTCAAAAAACTCTTCTTGAAATACAGGTGGAACAAAAGTAGGCTCCTCTATAACAGGGTCAACAAACTCTGTTTCCCATTCTGCAATGTCGTCTACTATGTCTTCTATATCTTCTATTACATCTGGTTGTACTGGAGTAGCCCAATAGGTGACTGCCAGTGTGGGGTTCTTTAGGTCTGCTGCATAGTGGTAATTAGAATTGCCTGACTCATTGAACTCAAACTTTACATTCACATCGTAATCAGTAACTGTATTTTTATTTATAATGATAGTGTCTGTGTAAGTATTATAATAACCATCAGCTCTATCAACAATACGAGTTTGAGTAACTCCACCTATTGTTTGCTTCATTACAACTGACTGTTCTCTATTGTTCCAGAACCAGATGTCTGCACCTAGCACTGAGCTAAAGCCGCCATTTATCTGTTCTTGTGTAAGAGTATCTCTTAATGATATAGTAGACTCTACATATTTACTGTCTACTCCAGCAATTGTACTATTACCATGCCTACTACTTTGGTTAGTCCCAGACCAAGAATTGTTAGTGAAGTCTTGGTTTAAAAGATTGTTTGTAGTTGTATCATAAGCAAAACAAGCCCACCCTAATACTAAGAAAATTATTAAAACATAAAACCAAGCAGTAAAACTATTCATCGCCATACAAACCAAATGCAGTATCAACACGTTTTTCCAATACTCTTTCCAGTCTTGCATCAATGGTGGCTCTTCTTTTTAAATTCTTTGTGTACTCATGGTAATCAGGTCTTTCAACATCATACTTTTTCCACTGGTCTTTTGCAGCCTTACCAATCTGTCCTTCAAATGGACAGGGTGTTCCTGCGTGGTTCATGGCACTAAAAATTCTATCATCTTGGCATAGAATCGCAATTGCTGCAACTCTCATGTTAAAATCATAGAGCAACTTACTAAGTTTCATACGTTCACAATTTTCATCTGTACGAAATGTGCCTGCGGCAACACCAAAACCAGTGGCCTGTACACTACCGCTGGCACCTACAATACATAAATCTTGTGAATAAGAACTCATGCTTGGTGCGGCAGCTGTGTTAACTGGGATTCTCTTTTGTTGAGTGTTGTTTGCAGTCGAATTAGTTGTTGCATTTGTAGTTGTGCTAGTGTTAGTTTGACCGTCATTGTTGTTTGTAGTTGTACTAGTATACCCACCACTTATAGAAGTGTTACTACCAGAAGCATTAGTTTGATTAGATGTAGAGTTGTCTGTTGCAAATACCATAGTTGCCATTCCTAACAACAACAAGAACATTGCTGTTATTATAGTTTCGGGGAGGTATTTCACTTCTTTCCAAACATCCCTGCTGCTGGTTTAAGGCCGTAGATTGCACCAAAGATACCTATAAGTAACCATTGATACCATTGTGGTAAAGCATTAAAGTATGCAAAGAACATATCTAGTTTAGCTTTTGTATCTGCATCCCCAAAGAATACAGAATATCCTAACACTAATAAAGGAAGAGATACTACAATTAAAACAAACTCGTCTTTCCATCCTTGAGCATTATCAGTTCTTACTTGTGCTTGATATTCTATTTCACCTTGTGACATACGATACGCATGGTTTCTTTCTGCCATGGCATTATATCTTTTAGTTTCTTGCCGCTGTTGCATGACACTGCCAATAGTTTTGACAGCACTAAATACTAAACCAAGACCAAACATTAGTTGTTTCCTTTGCCTTCACAATCACATTGGTCTTTTGTTTCTTCGCAGTCACATATTTCTTTGTTCATTTTAATATAAACTCCCTGATAACTATAATCATTTGCGTTAGCATTAAAAATCCTACACCCCACATAACTTTTTTTAAACTATTTAAATCTTGCTCTATGTGTTTTAGGTGATTAGTTTTAATAATTTCGATATGAGCATTAATCATTTTAATGTCGCCTTTAATCTTAGCTAATTCGACATTTAATTCATGAACATTCAGCATCATTAATCTGCCTCAGCAATAGTATTACCTGCGTCTACCCATTGCATAACCATTTTATAATATCTATTGTTAGGGGTATCAATAGGACAAGCTATAACATCCTGTCCACCACTTGCGTTTTCTGGGTATGTTATTATAATTCCATTTCTTACTCCACCTAAATCTGTTCCATATTTTATTGTACAATCTTCAAACATTATAATCTCCTATATCTCTGCATCAAACCAGATGTATGCTCCTGCATTATTTGTTCTTAGCCAACAAGTATGCCCACTTGTACTAGTACCGAAGCTATTGCCATAAAATCCTACAGAGTTTTCTTGAGGAACACTCGTAGTAGTCAAGTTACCTGTAACAGACGCACCATTCCTTTCAGCTAGATACCAATCACTTCCAGAACCAAAAGCCATAGTTGGAGCTTCTCTAAATGTAACTGGTGGGGTTACGTTAGTAGATACAGTTGTTGTGTTGTAAAATCCACTAGTTCCAATATTTTTGTTGTGTCCTTGAACATAATTCAAAAAGAATCTTTGACACTTTGCCAGAGTTGTACCATATTCTTCATGGACAAAATCAGTAGCTGCACTTCCTATTTCTAGTTGTACACCAGTAATTTCATACCAGTCATTTGCTCCAGCAGTTCCAACTGGAGTAGTTATAATTTGAAAGACTAATTGATTTGAAGTTGTAGGCACTGCACTTCCACTTGTAAATGAATATCTTGCCCAGTCAGTAGTAATTGCTTGGTTAGTAGTTCCAATTACAACAGCAGAACCAGTTAAACCTGCCATCATAGATTGGTCAGTACCAGTTCCAGTATGTACACCTACATTAATATAATTACTTGCTGGAGAAAAATTCGCTCCTGCCCTTGCCCAAAAACTTAAAGTTATTGTTTCTCCTGCAAATCCTACACAACTAGCACTTTCAGCAGGTTGTGAGAAATATTGTGGGTCTACTGGTGTAGTACCACTATCTCTTTGTAATTTTATGCTATGTTTAAATCCATCTGGTGCATCTGTGGTTTGTGATATTGTCCTACCAGCAGCAGCAGTATATGTATAAAATCTATCTACCCAATATGTTGCAGCAGCAGTTGTATGACTCCCACCACCTTTTTGTGAAACTTCCATTGCACCATTAATAATTAAATTTCTATTGGTGGGCACAGCCACTGCGGCAGTTGTAGTATCTACATATGCTTTAATAGACTGTTGCGTAGCTAACATAGTAGCAGAGTCACTAGCCATATTATCTTCATCTTTAACATCAGATATATTTGCTGTACTAGGAAAATCTATACTGTTAGAATTCATGTCTAAGTCACCACCTAATTGTGGTGTTGTGTCTTCTACTAGGTTGCCTATTCCAGCAGTAACAGAAGCCCATGCGCTACCATTGTAATATTTTAAATTGTTATCAGTTGTATTAAATACTAAATCACCTTCATTTAAAGAATCACCAGGGTCTGAGCCAGCTACTCTATACCTTTCTGCAAAGCTAGTAACTCCGGCGACGTTGCCTGCAACAGTAGTTACATTAGCAGCTATCCCAGCGACTGCTGTAACATTAGCTGCTACTCCAGCAACAGTAGTTACATTAGAGGCCACACCTGCCACACTGTTAATATTGCTCACGATTGCAGCTAGTGCGTTCATGTCAGAAACAGCATCTGCGGTGCCTAGGGTGTTTAAATCAGCAACAAAATCTGAAGTTGCTAGAAGGTTTAAGTCTGTAATAATGTCCGATGTAGCCAATAGATTTATGTCTGTGACTATATCTGAAGTTGCGAGTATGGCTAGGTCAGCCACTATATCTGAAGTTGCTAGGATATTTAAATCAGTAACAATAGCAGAAGTTGCTAACAGGTTAATGTCAGTAACTATGTCAGAAGTAGCTAAAGTGTTTAAGTCAGTAACTATGTCAGAAGTAGCTAAAGTGTTTAAGTCAGTAACTATGTCAGACGTAGCTAATAGGTTAATGTCAGTAACAATGTCTGATGTGGCCAGTATAGCTAAATCAGCAACTATGTCTGACGTGGCCAATATATTTAAATCTGTAACTATGTCTGATGTAGCTAACAAGTTGATGTCTGTAACGATGTCAGAAGTAGCTAACGTATTCAAATCTGAGACAATATCAGATGTGGCTAGAGTGTTTAAATCAGAAATTATATCTGAAGTAGCTAACAATGCCATATCAGCGATAGCGTCTGTTGTAGCTAATAATGCCATATCTGCAACTACGGCTGATGTTCCTAATAATGCCATGTCGGCTACAGTTGCTGCTGTTCCTAATAATCCAATTTCTGTTGCTTTACCTGCTACGGCTCCTATGTCGGTTGCGTCTGCGGCTACTGCTGTAACATTAGCAGCTATCCCAGCTACTGTAGTTACGTTGGCAGATATCCCCGCTACTGTAGTTACGTTAGCGGACACGCCTGCTACTGTGTTAATATTACTAGCATTACCTGCAACAGAAGTTACGTTGGCCGATATTCCAGCTACTGTAGTTATGTTGGCAGATATCCCAGCTAATGTAGTAATGTTTGCTTTGTCACTGGTGGATAACCAAGTGCTCTCTAAATAATTCTTTGTTACTGCGTCTTGAGCAGCTGTTGGGTTAGCTACACTTTTAATTCGTTTACTGTTTGCGTTCCATTGGAAGTCCGCAGGGTCTAAGATTATAACATCATTGGCGTCATCAATAGCTTCTTGTGACATGAAGAAAGCTTGTTGACTGTCTGTATCTAAGTCTGTCTCTGTTAATACTGAACCAGAGCTATAATTAACCAATTGACTTGCCTGGCTAGTAGTACGTGTTATTTGTATTGCAACGTCTGTACCTGGTGCAGTATCGAAGGTAATCTGTGTTCCTGCTCCGTTGTAGGAGAAAGCTGTATTTGCTACTCCCCCAAGTGTGACTGTTATATCACTTTGGGCACGATAGGAAAACGGGATTGCGTATGCCGTCGTACTGTTGTTACCTGTGTATCTTACAAATGAATTTGCCATAATCTTCTAAGAAGGGTACCTTAGTGTCCCTTATTCTCCCATCATTAAATTTGCTATATTTATTATTGTTTCTTTCTCTAACTGCAGTAATGTTTTACCATCTTGGCCCATTAATACTACGTTTCCATATTCTTTTCGTAACAGACTATATGCAATTTGTTCAGCTTGCCTGATTAGTCCAATAAGGAAATTTTGTTGAGAGTCCTGCATGCTCACGTTACCAGACATAGTTGTAGGTCTGACACCAGCAGAGAACTCGTAAAGAGCACTGTCTGGATTGCTTATTAAATGTTCTAAATAATCTTGAAGACGTACTTTCTTTGTTGCTCCTGTTTTAGTTCTAATAGGAAATGTTACATTGCTTTTTAATTCCATCCACTTATCATATAAAGTTTGGTTCGTAACTTTAACATCTACTGTTTTACCATCTTCATCAGCACGCAGAGTTGACATTGTTACTCCCTCAATTCTTAATTCTTTTAAATCATGACCACTCTTTGTCCATTGTGAGGGGGGTTGGTATTCAAAACGACGTTCTTTAAAAAACTGATTTACAATTTTATTTTCTTTACGAAATGAAAATGGGTACATTCTGTCAGTAGCGGGCCCTAAAAGCATACTTTGTTTTCTTTCAACTATCTCTCCAGTCCAACTTCTTAAAGGGGAAATTTTACTCTGTTCATCAAAAGGATTAACGCTAGTCAATTTATCCCAAAAACTGTACATTTCTCTTTCTATACTATCAGTGCCAGCATCTATTTGTTGAAGGATACCACTGAAAGGAACAAAACTTTTAGTAATAGAAGAGACAGCATAAGACATTCTGCCTGTTGTTTTTGCATCTGAAAAATCTCCAAGAATTATTGTGCTAGCAATATCGACAAAGTTTCTCATAAAAGCTTTACTCCCTGCATTTTTAACTAGGGAAAATATCATTCCAGTTGAAAACTCAAACCAACTTTGTGTTAATTTTGGACTCTCATCACTGTGATAAGTTTGTGACGCGTTGTAAGAATCTACCAGGTCTGCAGCAGCAAAGAAGGGTGTCAGTATGTCCAATTTGTTTACATTTACTCCTTTAAAAGAATACGGTTCTACACCTGTTGCTGTCTTTCTTTGTTTACTAGGGTGCCTTCCTTCCTCTATGCCTGCGCCTGTTATTACACCAGGACGATATATAGCCATCCATATCGCTGTCGACCACATCATAAGGCCCATGCTTTGACGTGCTATCGCTTCAGCTGCTTCTTCAGGATATAAATATTTACCGTCAGGGCCTTTTCTAAGCATCTGTTTCATGTGTGTTTGAAAAGCTCCAAGCACAGGGAAACGTTGCAACTCTGCACGCATTAAGGAACCAGGAGTATTGATATACAAAAGTCCTAACGGTTTAGTCCATTTATTTTTTGACGAGAACTCAACAGCCCATTGAGTAAAAGATGTGTCTACCTCTTCTGCCACCCAACGTCCATCTTTATTTTTATCAACAGAAGTTACAATACCTCTGTCTTGGTTAGACATTATACGGGCGTTTTCCAAAGGCTGCATAGACTGCCCTGTTTGACGTTTTCTAAACAGATGTCCAATTAAATCATCATTTAAAATATCATCCCAAGGTCTTGCTGAACCATCTTGGTTATAAAATCTTTTTAAATATTCTTCAGCTAATTCTTTGTATTGCTTATTTTTATAAAGTTGACGAGCCGCTCCTATAGCAGTTCTACTTGCTAACTCTGGGTGCTCCCTCTCAATTATAGTCTGTATAGCCATCATCGCATTTGCGCGGTACATATCATTTTTAAAGAATTCATCTATACCACCCATAATACGAGTGCCTGCTGTATGTGTCCAACGTGTTAAGTCGGATGCTACACGCCCTGCTCCACGCGCTACTGAAGCTGCTGTACGTCCTTCACCTTTAAATATAAAATCTAAATATTTTTGACCTGCTTTTAATGATTCAGGACTGAAACTTTTAAGAAAGTCGTTGTATTGATTTTGTAATTGCACATCACCAAATTTCATTATCTTTTGGTCTAGTATAGGCCTGTAATGTTTTATAGATTTATATGCACGTTTAAGTGCAAAACCCGCGTTGTAAATGTAGTGTACAAATTGAGAATTAGCTTCACGCCAAGCTTCCTTAGCAGCTATTGTATCTGACATACTTAATGGTAATACTTTTAAATATTTTTCCAAAGGACGACGCACTACGTTAGTAGCATTACCTACTATAGTAATCATCTGTGTTGCTGTGTTAGTTAAAATGTTGTTAGTTAAATAACTGTTAATTTTATCCCATGTTCCAAATTCTACTTCGCCGTCTATTAATTTTATAAGGAGTTCAGGGTCATCTAAATCTCTAATAATCTCATCAAATTTAGCTTGTTGTGCTTCTCCTCCTATTAAATCGTCAAAGAATTTAGTGTCTGTTTTACCTGATTCTTTTATTAAATCACTGAGTTTTTTCTGCAACGTGCGTTGTTGTCGTTCATCTAAGTTAAAATCCATTGCTTTTAATTTAGACGCATTTAAAGCTAAAGATATTTCTTTTTTAATAAGACGTTCAACACGTGCAAGTTGAATGTACTCTTTAATAGCGTCAATTTTAAGTTTTCTTAATTCTGCTGCTTCTTTTTCTGGGAGGCCATCGACGCTCTTTAAAATTAAATCTTTGTAACGATTCCAGTATTGGTCTCTTAAAGCTGTCGCCCCAATATTAGCTTGCGCCAATTTGGTTGGATTTTCAATAACACTTCGTGCAAGCTCTAGTATCTCATCTAAATTTTCAGGAGTTATATCGTTTGCAACTTCTTTTAATGAAGGCCCTTTTTGAGTAATATCATCTAGTACACCTTGAGAGTAACGTGAAATGAACGCTGCTTGTTCTCTATCAGGCATTATTTCTTTAGTTATATTAAGAAGAGTTTCTGGTGGTTTTTGAGCGCCACCTAACGTTTCGTCGAGAACTGCAGTCCTCTCTTTATTGTATTTTAGATTTGCTTCGTTATACCAAGCTTTAGCGACATCTCCTTTACTACTAACCAGTGGTAAATGTCCTTCATTTTTAAAGGCGACTGCTAAAGTTTTACGCATCAGCTGTGATATTTCTATAATTTCTTCTTTAGTTTTACCGCTGTGAGTTAAAGCAAAATCTAAAAACTCATCATAACGTGCAGCTTTTTTTGTTTTACTCCCAACAATGTAGATAGCTTTTTCTAAGTCGTTGTTAAAAGCAATCTGTCCCCCTTTATATGTCGGCTTGGGAGAGCCTAAATTCTTAGGAAATTTTACAGTTGAAGCGGCAATTTCTTTTACTTTAATAATATTCGTTACACCTGGGATTTTGTTGCCAGTGCCTTTAACTTTTCCCTCTGCGTTTATGTCTAAATTTTTATTCAACTTAAAAACCTGTGGTTCATTAGCGTCATCATAAAGGATTAATCCTTCATCTTCTTCAAAATAATTCTTCACTTTGTGCCATAAACTTTTAGGAGTTACAATACTTGAAAAAACATTTTCATCCAAAGCTTTAAAAACTGTTTCACCAGTAACTGCACTACGTGCATAAAAATCAAAGTTTGTTAATTCTTTTATACTTTTTTCTCTTAAATCATTAACAGCCATTTTAACACCTTGTCTACCAAGGAGTGCACTAAAGGGTGCCAGCACAACGCCACCTATAAAACTAGACATAGCGGTACGTCTAAAATCATATTCTGATTGTGCGCCTGACTGTATGTCTCTTAATTGCAGAACACTGTCGAAAGCTCCACTAACTACTGCACCAGGAACTACAGCTGCCCCTGCGTATTTTAAAGTCGATTTCACATTAAGTAACTTTTTAGTGCTTACGGCTATACTCTCTTCAATTAATTCTTTGTTTATCTCTTTACGTATTTTATCTTTTAGAGCAACTTTAAGACTTTCTTTAATCGTTGTTTTGGCTATTTGGCTACCAAGTCCCGCTGAAAAATAACTTACTGGGTCAAATATTATAGCCCCTAAAATGTTTGTACCCCATTGTGAAAATTTAGTATTCGGGTCATTCCACGGCATAGGTAAGAAATCATAAACTTTTTGTATATGTGCAAATTGTTGTTTACGAAGGTCATCTTCTTCTCCGAATAAACTTATTGCATCGCCAACAATAAAAGCCGTGTTGTTATTCCACGTTTGTCGGTTGTCATAAAAAGACTTAATGACATCTGCGTCTGACTTTTCTCTCCACTCGTTTTTTGTGTATCCTGATTTGGAATGTCTGTAACTAAAATAATCTCTAACTGTTGCAATGAAGCCATCCTCACCAAGTCGAGCGAGTGCTCCTTCTTGTGTTTCAATTACTGGGAAAAGACTCATAAATTACCTTCTTTATATTGAGTTAACAAGTCTCGAAGTTCAGTCAATGGCACTCCGGTTGCTTCTGAGAAGCTCTGCATTAAGACATTATCATCAATAAGCTGGTCAACAAGAATTTCTGCCCCAGCTAAATCGTTAAAATCTATATTAAAATTATCTTCTACAAAAGCTTTAAATGAACCTGCTAATTCGTTTATATCTTTAGTTCCTGGGTCATCTTTTTTAATCTTGTCAAAATTTTCCTTTAGCGCCTCAGCATCGTATGTGAGTATATTGCCCTTGCCTGCGTTGTTATCGGCTTGCGTTGTCGTATTCTCTTTGACTACCTCGTTAAAATCCTTGCTTGTAAAATTCTTACTAACAATCCTTGCGCCCAAATAAAGTTTATCTCTATATATCTCTTTCTTGAAGTCGAGCAATGCTTTACGCACTTCTCTGTTTGTAGGGCCACGTCCTTTTTCTACGCGGGTTGTTTCATATAAGTCAGAAATTATTCGTGTAACATCGTCTTTAAAACCATCGGTGGCAGAAGCTCCTTCTGCAAAATTCATTCCATATAGTCCCTTAGCATGCGATTCTTTAATAACGCTTGACATTGAAGTTACAAATTCTTTTACACTTGGGTCTTCTAATAGCGTTCCTGCGCCTTTTAAATCATCAAATCTTTTTAGCAAGTTTTCACGCTGCGAAGCATTTAATTGTGGGAAGGACTTTATAATAAAATCTTCAAGGCCTTCTCGGCTAGCGAAGCCGTTATTCAAAATAAAGTTTGTTACTGTTTTTACATCACTACTACTAGCAGGGCCAGCATCATAAGAATCCAAAAATTCAATAGTTTTTTTAGAACCAATTATTATATCTAATTCAGCTGTAGCTTCTTCTTTCTGTTTAGGAGTATACGTTAGCCAGTTTAGTTGGTGTTCTAAAACTTTACTTTTCATAGTGCTGTCTATAAGTTTAAGTCTGGTGGCAGCAATAGTAGCTCGTTTAGTAGTAAGTTTGCCAACAGCTTCAGATATCCACGGGTGTCTAGTTGAAGCCAGTGACGGTAGCACTTTACCATCTTTGCTTACTCTTGGCAAAGTTAAAAACTGTTCTAACCTTGTAATTTCTTCTTGCGTAGTTGCTTGTTGAAGTCTTGTTGTTACATAGTGTTTACTAAATTCAGCCACCAACGTGTTATTCCAAGCTGACGCTTTTGTACCATCGTTTAGAAAGAAATCTTTTTGAAAAGTAGCGATAACAGAATGTACATTTTCTGAATCTGTAACATCAATAGTTGTTGCGAGGTTGCTGAATTTTATTTTCTTATCATGCACGCCTCGTAATTCACTATATTTAATATCCATCTGCTGAAAATACGGCGTTGCAATACCATTAAAACCTGTTTGATACCCTATCGTTTTACCAGTAAATTCTTCAGGCATCTGGCCTGTCACCCATTCTTCCCAATCTTCGTTCTCATAATCAAATTCACCAGATGCGACTCTCTTTTGAAGTTCAGCAACAAATTGGCCTGCATCATACATTCCATAGTTATTGTCGATAACTGATTTAGTATATTCCCCTTGTAGGTTTGGGTGTGCCCCTTCTTTCATTTCTGCATTTATTTGGTCAGGGCTTTTGCTCAAAAGCAAAGTTCTTAGTTCTGCGGCTGCTGCTTTCTTACCTTCATCAGCAACCTGAATAACACCTTTCATTGCTGTCGATGTAAAACTTTGTAAGGACTTAACTAAATCTAAAGAGCTCTCATCACCAGGACGTTGAGCACCTACATCTGTTGCACCATAATAAAGGTTCTGTATTTGTGATGTATAGTTCGTATTAGCCATTATGTCTCCTTAGGAATTTAAAGTTTTGTTAAGCATAACACTTTGTATTCCTGCCTCCCCTATCCCTAATCCTAAACTGAACAAAGATGGTTTAGCTAAACCCTTAGTAGTGTTATAAACTCTGTCTCTTCGTGCTATAGCTTCCAATCTTTGGTCGTATGTACGTCTCGTATCTTTTTCAGATTTTATATTAATTTCTTCTATGTTCAATCCTACCTCTGAATAAATTTGTTGGCTTATTTTATCTGCATTGCCGTAGCCTAAATTAAGAGATTTATGTTGTGCAATCAGCGCTTCACGTTCTACCACACGTTTAGCACGTGCTTCTTCCGTTTCTATATCGCTTTGCTCTGCTCGTATTTTATCAGTATCATAAGCTAAAGCCATGTCAGCATTAGTTCTCAGAGCATCGTTGTAACGCTCTCTGTCCCTAGAGGATTGTTTAGCTCTTTTATACTCCTGCATTTTTCCCAGTGCACTAAAAGCGAAAGATACGTACGGCGCTGCTTTAATTATTAGTGGTAACATTGCTGCTCCCATTATTTATTCACCTCATAAGTCATTAGTACAAAGGGTACTTTCTCTGACGTTAAATTTGTTACTGTAATCTGTTCTTTAAATCCTAATAATTTCAGCCACTTACGCGCCTGTGTGTGTCGGCTATCTACAAAATTATGTAAAAAATCATAACCTTCTATCATCTGTGGCATTGTTTTATAACACATTTTCATCACAGTTAAAGGTCTTTGTTTTAATTCTTCACTGCTTAAAAACCATATAACACCACTTCTAGGAACCTCAGTTGGGCGTGTTCCAAACATGGTTATACATTGATTGTCTTCATTTAAACATGCAAACGTAATAGCATTTTTCTGTGTTAAAGGCCATGCCAAAGCTTCGTGTGGCGTGCTCCCATCACAAGAGGATATTTCACGTACCTCTAGGGGACTCATGTGAGGAGCCAATTGCCAAACGTGTTTCGGTTTAGCTTTTACTATTTTATATTTATACCCTTGTGGAACGTCTATGATAGAATCCTTCTAATTCTGCACCTGTTATGTGCATTGGTAAATGCGAACTACTAACAATTTCAAGAGTGTAATCAGTGTTTTTACACTGAATAGGAACTCTAATTGTCCCTGTGGATGTTTGTGGAATATCAATCTTTCCAGTGAACCCAACAATATACCCGTTTAGATAAGCAGTATTTTTATCCCTATTTTCTGGTGTCACTTCTATCTGAAAGAAAGATGACTCTTCATAATCAAATGAAATATTTCTTATCTGGTATCTTCCAGTAGTTATACTAATAGTCCCATTTGTTGTAGTCTCGCGAACATATTGTGGTGACATTGTATAAGTGCTAGTGTACGGAATACCTATTAATAAACTTGTGTGATTTCCCAAAATTGTATACGTAGAGCCGGATGTGTTGGTAGCTGTGTAGTCAGCCCCTGTACTCGCGTTGACTGCAATAAGCCCTGCCTTTGCGCCATACGGAGAAGTAAAAGTTGTAAGGCCTGTTCCAGCTGCATACGTGCCAGTCACTGCTTTTCTTAAATCTATGTGTGGATTAAAACCAATAGTAGCATCAACGGGATTGTTTAAATCTATTCTACACAATTTAGTTGTTTGCCCTTCAGATACTAATAAGTATAAAAAGTTTTCTATAGTCATGCCACCAAGTATTTTAGTATTAGTAAATGTCCAAGTGCCCCAAGCTGCCTGTACTTTTTTCACAGCATCTTGTCTAAAATATTTATATATATAAAGTTTGCTTCCATTAGCAGAAGTAATGTCTGTGCCACCTGCTGAATAAGGAGCTGTTTGGCTGTCTGCAGCGTCTGCAGCAAGAATACACAGCGTGTCTTCAGTTGTGTTTGGCACTATTTGGTACACTCCAGAAGGGACGTACTCAGTCACATGTACTGTTAAATCTACACCATCATTAGTCAAGGTGTCATCGTTAGAAAAATACTCTCTAATACCAGTGTGGCTGCCTCGTGTTTGTGCAAAATATGCAAAACGTCCTGCGCTGATAGGTGTCACCACGTCATCGTGTTGGAAACGTGAAACTTCATTTAATATTGCTGTTGTTGGTGAAATCACACCATTGGCCCCTTCTAATTTATACTGTGCTGTGTCCGAAAATAATAAAAGTCCTTCATTAAAAGACACTGTACTCTTTAAAAAGTTAACTTCTGTTCCTGATGCTGCTATGTCAATGACATCTGTATCTAAAACTGCAGTCACTGTTGTGCTAAAGAAATTGAAAAAGTCTGCATTGCCTGAAAGAATGAGATTATCACCTGATAAGATGCCTAATCTATTTTTGTAAAAAGTTAAATTAGCAATTGATTTACCAACAAATGATGGGTTAGGGTTGGTAATTAAATCCCCAACAAGTCTATCTGACCATGTTAACTTCTGAAAAGTAAATGTGCCGTCATTGTTGTTTAATAATGCGTGTACAAACGTGGTATCAGTTATCCCAGCAGAAACACCCGGACCAATAGTTTCATTCCAGATACCTTCACCTTCAAATTTGACATAGTAATCACTGATATTATCACCTTCGTCATCAGTAACTTTAATAATAACATTTGCTTTTGCATAGAATGGTAACCGTCCGAAATCATTGACTGAATCTTTTATGGAATACATAGCTGATGAACCTGCACCGTCACGTGTGCCTACTGTGTAAGCTGCGTCGCCATCGTCAGGCTTACCATAAATAGTCGAACCGTATTGTTCAAAATCAAAATACGGAGTTATCCTTGAATCATTCGCTAATCCTGTAGTAGTGCTCAAAGTGGCTTCAGTTGCGCCAGTAAGTTGTACTACTGCTACAGATATACTTGAGGACGCGTTCCAATATTGGCTTGAACTGCCATACAATAAAACGTTAGCAATTTTAGATGTATCACTAAAAGCTGTGTCATGGTTAGCGTCAGAGCCGTCTGGCATTTGCAATCTCATTTCTATCCAAGTGTATCCTAAGGCGGTAGTCATATCAGGATGCGTAAGACGTACTGTGTACTCCCTGCCATATCCTGCTTGTTTTACATATATTAAAAATTCTTGTACTTTAGCAGTTGATGTTGTGCTGTCTGCTGTTGGTGTTATAGACGTGTTTACCATGAAAGTGTAATCAGCGATGTTCACCATTTTAAAATGTTCTTTGGGATTTGTGCTGGCTAAATACGAAACACCATCAGGAGTGTTTACTGTTTTAGAAGTACCATCTAAACCAAAAACTTTTACTCCACCATTGTACCACGTTGTTAAGTATTGATTATTCTCATCTCTTGTAATAGGCCACGTCTTTACAGTGTTTGGGTACACATTGCTTCCATCCACATCAGCGATGTATTCCAGAGGTGGCCGTTTAGAAAGACCATTAAGTAAATTATTTTCAAGATTAATTTGTTCAGTTGCTTGGCTGCTTAAACGTTGAGTAGGAGTCTGTTGACTGACACCGTTATTAAAATTTGGTATCGTCTGAGAAACTACAGCCATTAATATCTCCTTCTGGGTGGCCTGTTAATAATTGAATATGTATTAGCATCACTTGTTAATATATTGTTATCTTCACTTCGTGAGTCAGCTTGTTTAAATGCTATGAGTGCTTCTTGTTCATCTTGCTGTATAAGTCTAGTAAGTGTCTCATCTCCAATAAATCTTGAAGCAAAACGACGTGCTGCTTTCATTGTAATGTAGCGTCTTGCATACTCAGGTATGTGTTCAAATTGCTGTGCAAGCACTAAATCTAATTGCGGTAAATCTCCTGTAAACGTATCAGTGTTATCATCTACATCAAAGAGGTACCCATTGCGAATAATAAGATTTCTATATCTATAGTCGACTCCAGCATCTGCTTGTAATGTGTTACTTGGTAAGGGCACTTTACTTTCATCATCTATAGTTACAGTGTATTTAGGTTGGGTATTAAAATTCCACCCTTCACTTTGTAAGGCTAAAGACGTTTCGTCAAGAATTGCTTTTGCTACAGACACATCAACATTAGTCGTTCCTTCTATTGTGTTCACAGGTGCTTCTCCAATAGTTGACAACATAATGTTCACTGCCTGCAACTCCGTAGTAAGTGTAATCTGTGTTGACATGTTTGCTCCTTTGAAAAAAAGGGTAGACGGAATCAACCATCTACCCTAAGTTATTAACTGTTGTTAAGCTTCTTTGATACCGACAGCAGCCTCAGGTCTTAATACGCCATGTCCCATAGCATATTTAGCAACCATTAAGGTTCCTTGTCTACGAATATCATATTCGCTTTCAACGGCTAAGTCTAGTAGTTTAACTGTACCGACAGCACTAGGGTGGCATACTAAGCCCTCATAGTTAGTCAAGTTTACAGACTGAGGTGTTGAACCACCTTGAGTCGCAGAACCTGCGTCAGCATCAGAAGTACCTACGTCATCTTTTACAAAATGAGCCATAGGTCTTAATTCGATACCTGCAATTTTCTGTACTTGACCAGTAGCAATCGAACCTTCACCACTAAAATCTACGTTAATTGCATTAGTAGCGTTTGAAAGCTTGTAATACATTGTAGGGTCTAGGAAACAGATTCTACCTTCTTTAGGAACATAGTTGTTATCTAAAGCAGTTGCCGCATCAAATAATGCTGCAATGAATCCGCTTGCTGAAGTAGCGTCAGTTGCGTTTGCAATGTCAGTGTTTGTTACTGTTGTCCCTGCTCCATATCCTGAATCGGACACGTTAGCACTAGCTTGGGAAGCTAAACCGATGACTTGTAAAATGTGTTTGTCTTTGACGAAAGCCAAAGCTCTACCTATTTCTGTAGAGTATGCACTTCTTACATCCCAATGATTTTTTGCCTCTTCCAAATTAGAAAGGAACGCACTAGATACAAGAAGGTCATTAATTAAAATAACTTTCTCATTATGGTTTACGTCAGTACCAACGATTTCCGCACCTGGTGTGTGATATGCTGCAGTTGTTCTGCCCATTACTGGGAAGGACGCTGACTTACCGCTAGAGATAGCTCTAACCATATCGGCACCTGTTGTGACGGACGCTCTTTCAAAAGATGTCAGGACTTCGCCTGCAAAAACTTTTAGAAATAGGGCGTCTTCGGAACCGCCGGCATTGACTCTACCAATACTTGCTGGTGTTGCGTTTGCCATTGTAATCTCCTTTAATAAAAATTTTGATGTAAGCTGTCACATTTACTTCGTTATTTCACAAGATTGTCTGGCGCACCAGGTCAGGCTATTTCCGATAAAATGTTTTAGCTAGCTGCCAACTAATAAGTTAGCACAGCTATTTATCTTTTTTAGGAGAGTCGTCTTTTGCTTTTGCTTCGATAGCATCTAGCATGTCTAAAGCCTGTCGGCAGTGTACTAAAGAATCAAAGTTATTCTTGACAGCTGCGAATGCACTTGTGCCTGGATTTTGTAAGGCAAAGTCTATTTGAACTTCAGCTTCAGCAAGTTCTGTTTTATAGCGTAGTTTCAATAAAGTCATATACATTATAAATTACTTCCTTTTAATTTATTTTGTACTTCAGTTCTGTACGCGGCGTCCTTTTCATAGCGCGGGTCAGACATGGCCGCAGTTACTTGCGCCCAACTAGCATACCCAGGGGGTGCTGGCGTTGAAGCTTTGCCACTAAGTAGATTTGGTTCGCTACCATTGGTGCTTACATAACGTGCCTGTAAACCAGCCACTGCCAGTTTTACAGTTTCGGTGTCTCCTGAGTTGACGGCGTTGTTATAGGCCGTCTGTTCTGCAGCAGATAAAGTGCCAGAAGCCCAATTAACTAATTTAGAATAAGCTTCATCACCACCAACTACGTTTTTAATTTCACTTGATTGGCGTTGTTGTAATGCTTCTTGTCCTGCAATATAAGTATCAACGTATTCTTTTGTGATACCAACTTTTTCAAATTTTTCGTATGTAGTATCTGACAGTTGTCCGTCAGTTTGATACTCCTGTACAAGTGCGTCCATATCAAGTCCAGCACTGTCTACAGCTTTCGCAGCAATTTCAAGGCCTTCTTTCTCAGCTGCAGAGGTTTCTTCTGGTGTGGTTGCACCTAATCTCTTTTCTAATTCTTGATAAGATTTTACTAACTCATCAACCGATTCAAATTTTTCAGGCAAACCAGCCGGCTTTTCAGACGGTGTTGCTTCTATTACAGGCGCTTCTTCTCCTGGTTTTACAGAGGTTGTTTCCCCTGATGTAATTTCTACTGTATCCACTTGACACTCCTTGCAGTCGTTACTCTGCTACTTCGTTTTTCACTGCTTCAGCAGCTGCCGGGCCTACTACATCCATCGTTTTCTCAGTCATCATGGCTTCTTGTTGTTGTTCCATGGCGGCTTCTTGCTCTGCCTGTAGCTGGTCTTGGGTTTTAATTAAACCTTCGACATCTATTCCTAGTCCGGTGGCAATACGAGTTACAAGGTCTTGTGTATTGAGTGCTTGCGCAATTTGCGGATTGATTTGCGCAACGTTCATTATCTCCATCACAAATTCTCTTAGTTTTTGTAAGTCGTTGCCTCTGCCTAGCGCTTCTATTCCAGTAATAATGACTGGTTCCACTGAGCCTTTTGGCAGTGTTGGTATTTCTTTAGTTTGTTGCATGCGTTTCATCAACACGTTGACTAAAGGTAATTGAAATTCTTGTGACAATAAAGAATACACACCACCCATAGAAGTTTCTAGTTGTTGGGCCATGTATCTAATTTCTTGTGCAGTTACTCTCTCTGCTTCTCGTTGTATTGCTGTGTGCAATAAGAAGGCAAAAGACAATCTCTCTTCTAATTTAGATATGCTTCGTTCTACAATTTGTAAATCATATTGTTTCTCTGTTTGTAAACAAGTGACATCCTCACGTGTTCCAGTAATAATGTCGCCATTACGTGTCTGAGCTAAATCGCTCTTTCTCGTTACCGAATTAGGTTTAACCATAAAGACAACTTTACTAGATGCAGCCGCACTCTCAACGAGAGATTGGGATAGGCCTTCTAAGGATTTTAAATCACCTAAGAATTCTTCAACATAACTACGTCCGTAATCTTCATTGTCTACTCGAATCATTCTTAAAGCCATGTATGGAAAATTGTTTTCAGTGAATGTCCCAATTGAGGTTTGTAGTTTTATACCTTTAATTTCTTGACACACGTAGTATTTCTTATCAGGTATTTTATAAATGTGTGTAAATATATCTAAGCTCTCGTCGTCTTTGTATTGCCCTTCTAACTCAGCTCTAGTCTCATCATCTAAAGATAATGGACTGATGTTTTCTTTAATAACAATTTCTAATAATGTCCCACTAGAATCACGGGTACACACATACTGCGTCAAAGGATACACTCTCATGTTACCTTCTTTAGGCAAATACGTTAAGACGTTTCCAGCAACAATCAGATGTTTCAATGCCTCAAATGTAGACACACGCAAAGCAAGACGTTCAATCTTATGTGCTATTTCCCGTTCCATTTTTCCCAAAGCTTCTTCAACAGATGCTTTAACTTCTTTTTGCTGGTCTAGTTCTTCTTTGGCTTTACCGCTTATACTGAATCTAAAGAATGGTGAATTAGGAGGAAGTAACAATAACAACAATTTAGATGATAGATTGTTAACACCTCTTGCACCTACTGATTGGAATGGAGTATAAAGTTTTGAGCTCTCACTAAAACTTTCATCAGGAATAAGCGAAGGTATTGTTAGTTCAGCACAATCACGAGCTCTATCAAGAAAATGAAATCTATCAGCAGCAAGTTTTTCATAGCGCTGTTTCGCCGTTGTGTCTTTCTGTATATCCATTAAGGTATGTTCACTCCTGACCCTCCTGTATTAGTAGGGATTCCTAAGCCTGTTGTAGACTGTAAAACTTTAGTACCAGAACGCATTGCGCCTTTCTTTATTGCTTTCGCATTTTTCTTTGGTTTATCTTTTGGGGGTGTAGGTTGTTCAGGTATTGGGGGCGCAGGTGGAACAGGTGGCGGTGGTGGAGGAGGAGGGGGTGGCCGTCTTCTTCCGCCCATTATATATTATACCTTTCTTCACCAGGGATATTTAAGCCAGGTGCAGGTATTTGTAAACTTTTGGTGCCTGCTCTTTTTGCTCTTCTTTGTGTGTCCTCACTACTTCCACCCGGTGCTATTTCTAATATTGCTGCTTTAACCTGGTCATCAGGCGTACGTGCTGGGGGAGGAGGAGCTGCTGCCTGTCTTGTTGGCTTTGGTGAACGAAATAATGGGCCCATGTGTATCTCCTATTCCAATATATTATCTTCGGAACGTTCTTTTAATACGTTTAAAAAACGAACCACATCACGTTGACCTGCTTTAAAATACATAGTCTTAGTGTCATCATCTAAATCAGGACTGCGTTCAGGATACAGTTTATTAAGCAGTTCAAGTAGCTCTTCAGCTGTAGCTGGTAACCCAATTTCCTGTAATCTCGGTGATTTAGACATATATCTTCTAAGAAGGGAACCTTAGTGGTTAAGTACCAAGGCCCACCAGTTCACAACTGTTGCCTACACAGGCGAACTCTTGACTCCCTGTAGTGTTGTCCTCGTTTTCGTATGCAGACAGGTGCGTAAAGTCTATGTTATCTGGCATCTTAGCAACAGCCTCGTCATATTCTTTCTTAGTTATTTCTTGGTATGGAGCTTGTTTATATACATGGTCTAAAGCTGGTAAGAAACTAATACCTGCAACCTCGTCAAAGTTTGCGTATACCCACGCGCCGACGTCCATCCACTCATCTTCTTTTACGCTGATTGTAACTGATGGCTTGTGTTCACACCACGCACGTTGGTACATCAACCATGTTTCTAGTTGGCGAATAGCTGATAATGAATGGGTTGTTAAGCACCCTTTAGGAGAGGCCTGTGGAAAAGAGAATACCATTACGTCATCGGGTCTCATTACATCTGGTTCATGGGGGACACCTTTGTCAACTAACATGCGTGTCAAAGGGTCCTTCATATCCATGCGAACAGTCCTAATATAATATGCGCTGTACCTTGTATGAATACCTGATGCTGAATCTACAAGCTGGCTAACTGTGCCAGAAGGTTTCACACAGGTGATAGCTGTTGACTGATTGATACCAAGTTTACTACTTAATAATTTGTTACACTCTACAGCTGTGTTCCTTAGTCTGTTTAAGAAACTAGGACTTGGTGCAATCGTGAGTTTGTTATCCATGATGCCAGTAAGAGAGACACCTAAGAGTCTTTCTTCTTCAGTGTTAGTTCTCCACAATTTTCTTATGTATTTAAAATCAGTCAAAGTAGATTGAAAGGTGCCAAGAATAGTAGCTAGCTCTATTTTATTTTGTAGACTGGCCTGAGTGTCTGTCGCTCTTACTACCACTTCAGTTAGATTACAAAATTGATAAGGCCTCAAGATAATCTCAGAACAAGGGTTGGTACCAAAGTCATGTTCAACATCTCTTCTACCATTCTCGGCTACTTTATTCTTAGCTGCTTGGCGATTAAAGATACCACGTTCACCACTCTTGCTTTCATATAATGCTTTCCACTCGGTCATGAATAAACTCATGTCAGGAGTCCGTGTATACACAGCGCTATTATTAGCTAGTGCACGTTGTCCATTCTCTATCCACCACTGTCCAGTTTTAGATTTACGAAGGCTGTCATCCTGTATATTGCTCAACGAAATTAAAGCTGAACGTCTAACTCCACCAACAACAACTACTTCTCCTACCTTGCACACTAAATCGTGACACTCAATAGCTTCAAGTTTTCTGCCTGCTGCTTTTTGAAATAACTCAATTGCAAAATCAAACAAGTCAACTAATGGTTGTGGACCTGAGGCTCTCCCACCAAACGTTTTTAAACGGGCACCCGCAGGGCGCACTTGTGTCACATCTACTTTAGGTATTTGTCCTGCGTATAACATAGCGAGGAGTTCGCGAAAGGAACTGGCCCAACCAGCCTTGCTGTCTTTGACGACAATGATTGTCTCACTCTTGGAAAAAGTTTCGGCAACAATAGGCAACTGTGATACGTTGTTGTACTCTACGCTAAACCCAACACCGGTACCGCATAGCAAGATGTACATAACTTCATCAAAACTTCGTATATCATCTATGGGGATGTAGCTGCAGTTGTAGCCAGCAGTGTGGTCTCTATCAAGGGCGACACCTGCTGTCATCAATGCACGCATGCTAGGCATGATTTCTAAATTCAAAACAGCTGGTTCTAATTTCAATCTAAGCCGTCCCATGTTGTAGTTAAATTTTGTTTCTAAATGTTTCTCTAAGAAATCAAAGTATCTTCTCACTGTTTCAACCCATGTTTCTCTGCGATTGTTAACGTCATCGAAACGGGCGTAACGGGATGTGTGTATATATTGTTGGTATATTGTTGGTAACATTTATTTCTCCTTTCTAATTTGTTGCTTAACTTGCCGTATTAAAAAATCAACATACCGTTTTGCTTTCAATAAATCTTCTAATTGATTTCCAGGTGTGTCATGTTTCTTTTGCCAACGGCATATATATTTTATTACATTACCTTCAGCATACGGAATGTGGTTCTTCATAATAAAATCTACCGGTTCAATTTTATAATTCTTATAGTATCCAGGGTTGTTTACTTCAGTATATTTCGTAATTACATTGTCCATAATAATGGCTCTCCTTGTGTCATATCATACTCATCGTAACGAAGTATCCTAGCTACACGGGCTTGTTGTAACACTTCGTCTTTGCTATATCCTTTCTTGGCGTAAGTCTCTACAAGAATGTTCCAGTTCTCTACAAAAGAAACTTTAGGGTCTAATAATTTTTCAGCTGTTTTAATTCCAATACCAGGACAACCACTATAACCATCGACTACATCACCAGTTAGAGTCTGCATTAGAAACCAGTAATCACCTTGTTCTTTTGTGACAGTGCGTATATCTCTACCGTCATAAAGCTGACCAGGAATTTGTTGCAAATCTTTATCAATAGAAACAATTATTTTTTCAATTTCAGGTGATGTGGTATCTGTAGCTAGTATGCCTAGTACATCATCAGCTTCTAAAGAATCAAAGGCAATGCCATAATGCTCATCTATAATGTATTGTTTTAATAAACCAAACAACATAGGTTTACGTTTATCTTTACGGTTTGATTTATATGATGGCAGTATTTCTTTTCGGAAATTAATTTTATCTGAGAACGCAACAACATAATCTTGTGCATCAAGGAACAGCATAAGATTAGCAAGCTCTCTACGTAGGCCTGCTTTACATTTGCGTTCGTCGGTGTGTAATGTCCAGAGGCCATCACCCCAGTTAATCTCTGTCTCAAATTTAGTGGCCACTCTATAAATTAAAATGTCACCATCAATTAGTAATTGTTTCATTTAGGTATCCTTGGTAAATTTTTTTTATCAAACAAATCCCGTAACGGTATAAGGATAAACTTGCTTTTGTTATAGTCACCACCATAACGCGCAGTATCTAAATACTTTTTAGCTAGACGTTTAACAGTCTTAGTATCAAATATTAATCTGCAATAATCCTCGTCACCTAAGGCCAGTATCTGTATCCAGTAATCTGCCTTAGTCGTCATAATGCCTGATGGTTTTCCGTAGCTTTCTATTTCTAAACAGATGTTACCACTTCTGAACCACCAATCACGTTCAGTTTTTATTTCAGCTTTAGTTTTTTTAGCGTCAAGAATTGCAACAATGCGATTCTCTCTATCCAAACCATACTGTAAATCTTTATCGAAATCAGGTTGACCTTTTCTTGGACTCAATGTGTTTCACTCCAGTTATCTCCAATGTTATATTCCCCAGTGAGAGGTAATCGGAGATTGAAATGTTTTCCTGTGCGTTCAATAGCATCAACTGCAATCTGTCCAACGGTATCAGCCAGCGCTGCTGGACACTCAACTTGTATCTCATCATGTACCCAAACAACTTGTTGGACGTCAGGGTATTTAGCGACAGCTGTGTCAAATTCAATGAGCCATTGCTTACATACGATGGCACCACCTGATTGTAACAGCGTGTTAAGCGCAGCGTGAGGAGAACGTACTTTAACATTTCTCTTATCTAAACCGATTAAATAACCGCGAGCGGCAGCCAGCTGTACATTTTCAATGAGCGTATTGAGAGCTGGTAAGTTATTTAAAAAACGTTTCTTTACTTTGGATGCTTCATGCACACTCTTCCCTGTGACTTGTGCAATCTTTTTAACACCACCCCCGTATAGAAAACAGTAGTAAAAACGTTTAGCTAAATCACGACTATTTAATCCAGCTAATTTCTGTGTCTCAGTATGGATGTCTCCATTCAAAACTACATCCGCATATTTACCATCATCATACTTAGCCATGTAATGGGCCAACATACGCACCTCTAATCCAGAGACATCAATCCCAACCAGTTTATTGCCGGGCGATACAGTGAACAACGAGCGACATTCTCTACCATAGGGAACACTAACACCAGGGACTTGTGCTAAGTTTGGATTAGTATGTGAGGCGCGGCCAGTTACAGTGGAATTGGTATTACAATTTCCATGTATCCTACCATCTACTTCACATTTTAACCACGCCTGTTTTCCGTTAGCGATTTGGGCAATACGTTTCTCTAACAAGAAATGTTCTGCCAAAGGTTTTGCCTCTGGGTAAGGAAGGCTACTAAGAATAGCATCATCCAACTTAGGTTTCCCGTCTGCTGTAAATTCTACTGGTTCCCATTTATGTAAACCTGTTAGACGGTCAGCGATGTGCTGTCGACTAGCAGGATTGAAAGGAACTATTTTCTCTTTAAAGGTAGGAACACCCTTTACGTACCCTCTAGTTTTATTGTTTCCTTTCGGTGTGAAAGGTGTTCGTACAAGTTTGGGAGGGAACACAGTTTGTAGTTCTTCGTTAAGGTCGAAGAGCCTTGCGTTAAGAACAGCTGACAACTCCTGTGCTTTCTTTACATTAAAAGAAAACCCGTGTTGTTCCTGTTCATGGATAGTGGTTACGACTTTATGTTCTAACTCCATAGCTTGTCGTGAATAACCAGCTTGCTGTATACGTATCCACAGCGCTGTTGTAACTTCAACATCTTGTACACAATACTCTAGCATTTCTTTTGTAAATATATCAAAGCCACCTTGATAGTCACCTTTGTAATTACCAATACGATAACCCCAGGCTTTTAAACTATGACGTCCTATACAATCTCTCGGGAAATTTTGTTTAGCAAAATCTGTACCAGCAATGTCAGGGTATATTAACCGCGTTGCTATAAGAGTATCAAATATATTGGCCTTAGTTTTAAAGCCGTGAAGTTTACGTAATACAGGTATATCAAATTTAATTATGTTATGGCCGATGATAAGCTCTGCATCTTTTAAACGTTGGAGAGCTTCAGGCACAGGTTCAGTGTATACTTCACCAGTGTCAATGTCTTTCGAAACAATACAATGTATCTCTGTTGTTTCTTTTAACAGGCCATTGGATTCTATATCAAAACAATATTTCAAATCTGTCTCCTATTGTCAAACTACTATTACATCCTTTAGGTTTAATGTGTGGTATCAATTTTGACATTGATTCTCCAGACATCTAAATCCCCTGCTTCTTGTAAAGAAGCCAGGGTCTGTATAACAATCTTGGCTGTGTTATCATCAGGCACGGCGATAGTCACCTCATCGTCTGTGTTGCTAAGCTTAAACAAAGCAGCAAGTATGACATCACCCCAATTTATTTCTTTCTCAAAAGTCATCAGCGAAATCCTCAGTCTGCGTTAAACACCCAGTCTCTAAATTATACTGTAGTGTGCACGCTTTCCCAGTCTCTCCGCTGAATCTATTTTTTAATACATGTAGCTGTGTTTGATTATCTTCCGCCTGCAAATCTCGTTGCATACTTATAATCATATCTGACAGTTGGCCAATAGATGCACTGCCACGCAGCGCGTTCATGCTGACAGGAACCCCATCTTCATAACCTCTGTTACCTTCCGGACGTCGTAAGTGGCTGACAAGGATGAGTCCAATCCCTGTCTCTTCTACTAACGTACGCAGTTTAGTAACAGTGTAATCTATGAGCTTCCGCTCGTCACCTATATCTTCTCCAACAGCACTTAATGCAATATGCAAATGGTCTAAGATAACGAAGTCCACGTTGCATGCTTTTGCTAAGTATCTAATTTTACTAATTAAATTATCTGAAGCTGTACTACCGAAGTGATTATAAAGATAGAAGTTACCGTTGCCTACAGTTTCTTTAAAACATTTTTCTAATTCTTTTGTGTCTACACCTTCACGAGTTAAGTGCAAAGGCTTTTGTAAGTTGATACCCATCACGCCTAAAGCACTACGCTTTACTGTTTCTTCAAGCGCAATGTACCCAACGCTATAATTATTCTGTAGTAAATGTGAGGCAACGTGCCTACAAAAACTACTCTTACCTACACCACTACCAGCGGTGATAGTAACCAGCTCTGACTTACGTAACCCATGCGTCTTAACATTTAATAATGGGAACGGGTAGTCTACTGAAACATAATCATCTTCTTTCTGGATGCTGTCCCACAAATCTGCGCCTGATACAATCCCATCAGGGCGATACGCTTTGCTGGCCCACATACAATCTATAAGTTCTTTAGTTTTCCCTGCCACTAACATTTCATTAGCGTCTTTCAAGGGAAGCTGGCAAATTCTCGCTTTGTTAGGGCTGAACAATTTCGCACATTCAAGGGCAGCTTTCTTGCCGGGCTCATCTTGGTCAAACATAAGGATAACTTGTTCAAAGTTTTCTAACCATTCAAGCTGACGTTGTATGTCACGCTTGGCCCCTTGTGCCCCTGACTTAACAGATACCACAGGCCATTTGTTTTCTTGAACACGGGACACAGACAGAGCGTCTATCTCACCTTCAGTTATTACAACCATCTTACCTTTGTCACGCCACAGTTGTTGTCCAAAAAGAACACTGTCTTTTGCATCGCCTATCCACTGAAAACTTTTATCAGGGTAGCGCAACTTCTGTGCAACTAATTGATTGTTAGTGTTGTAGTAGTTAGCAACTTGCACAGGTTTCCCGTTGCTACTGCCCACACCATAATTAAATTTCTTTAATGTTTTGATATCTAACTTACGGCGACTAAGTTCTACTACTTCGTAATCTATAAAGTTAATTTGTTTTTCTAAGTTTGGTGTTGTATTCACTATCTCATCTCCCGACTCTATGTGTCCGCACCCAAAACAATATGAATGTCCATCTGAATAGACAGCTGCATTGTCTTTACTTCCACATACAGTACATGGAACGTGATGTATAAATTCTGATTCTTGTTTCATAAATTTTTCCTAAGCGGGTACGCAGAGGAGAAAGAGAAACTACGTACCCATTGTCCGAGGAGGGACAAGTTTAATCTAACCATTCCTTTGGTATTGTTTGGTGTGCATACAGGAAGCCATACTTCTGACACCACATGCCGTGTGTTGTTTTAGATTTCTTACTAATACGGGCACGTGCGTTGCTAAACACAAAACGAATATCTAACTCAGGGTACTGCTCTTTAATCAACCGCATTTTTTGTCTGTCTGCGGTAGTGAACATCCGTTTTGTTTCAATAAAAATTTTCTGTTTAAGTAAATAGAAGGCAGGCGTATAGGTATGTGTCTGCTGTGGTGTAACGTATTGTAATTTCGTTTCCTCATAGGTATAATCGACAGAATTCTTTGTAAGTTCTTCTGCAATAACTTCTTCAAGGCCACTACGAAATCCATATTTTGCACCTACCTGTTTAGAAGTCAGCGTCTGCTGCTTCCTCTTCCTGTACTGGTACCTCATTTTCCACTTCCTTTTTCTCGGCTACATAACCGTCTTTGATTTCATCAAATCCGAATCCGGATGCGTTGCCACTACCACCTTGGACTAGCTTCACAACTTGAACAGCACGTAGTCTAAGACTGACGCCTGCTCCTGCCATGGCTGTGTAATAAGGTATAAGTTCTGCGCTGACTTTAAGCTCACTGCCTGACCACACATCAGTGTCTATTATAGGGACACCCTGTGTATCAAACAACGGTACTTTATTTTTAATTATAGTACCATCCTTAGTTGTCAACTCAGCTTTAGTTTTGAATTTAAAGATAAGATTGTCAGTTGTGTTGCCTTCCTCATCAATCTCTTCAGTGTATGGCAACGGTGCCTGTTTAATTTTCTTACTCTTAGTGCTCTCTTCAGCAAGAGTAGCGCTTTGTGCCAAGGCCTTGTCAATGGCCTGTATTAAGGGCTGTGACTCGTCCGCCTTTACAATTAAATTAGTTTTGTAATGACCAACAGGGTCAAACCTTGTGTCGGGCTGTGTAAGCCACGCGTACTGGGCTGTGCCTTTAGGGGACACAACTCGTTCATAGTTATTTCTCGGCATAGTATAATCTCCTTATGAATTAATGTCTATGAAGGGCACCTAAGTTAACTGAAAAAGAAATCACAATCCATTAAGTCTTCTATGTTTAAATCAGATTGCTTAGGCACATCTGGTAACTTATCAAGAAGCTTTGGATTTGAAATTTGTGTCTTCACTTCAGTTAAAAAATCCTTCAATAGATTTGCGTCATTGAATATATCAACAAACGCTGTCTTAATACAGACTAACAATACATTCATGTCGCCTGCTGTAGTACCGAATGAATCGTGGACTGTTGCAAAATTTTGTACCCCATTTTCAGCGGCAAGATTTACAGTCTTCATTAACGCGCTACTATCTAAAGCGTGTATGAAATTCGGTGCAATACCATTAGACATTCGATAGCCGTCCATCTTATCAGTCTCTTCTTTGACTCTAGGTTTGAACACTTCGCCCATCAACATGGTCTTGACTCTTTTGGTTTTCATTTCAGGATAGAATTGCTGGACATAAAAACCAGTAGGTGTTGTCCAGTGTATAGGCATATCTTCTTTCGCTACTATCTTTGCTATTTGTTGCAAAAAGGCCATGCCTACCTTAGCACTGGCTAATGATTCAGCCAACGCACTCCATATATACCCAGACAAATAACTTGCGGCAGCCATAGGCGCCTGACTGAATGGGTGTTGTTCACCACGCTCTTGTCGTTTTTTCAAATCTTCCAAAACAAAATCAGAACATGAGTAACGTGTGCTTCCATAAACAGATGTCATGACAGCACGCTTAACTGTGCTACGTTTGATACCATAGGCCAACCATTGCTGTGCCATGGTGTCATCCTTTTCAGCTTTCAATCTTTCAATAACTGCATTGGCTAGTTGTTGATACACATCAGCAGGCTTATCTGCCGGTACCACATTAACCAAAGCGCCACTGTCTTTATCGCGTAACAATAATGAATACAATTGTAAACCGTTACAGCTACCATCGACAGCTATAGGCAGATGACTAATAAAATCTTCGTCAGTACCACTGTCTCTGTGTGCAAGCCACGCTGTCCACTCAAAACAAAATGCTAAGAATTGAAAAGGTTTATCGGCCTCTTCCCACCACCGCGTACCCAAGGGGTCAGTAGCACACTCTTTAATAGTGTCTGCATGTTTGTTAACCCAAGCGACACGCTCGTCCAAGTTGACTTTATCATAGCCAAACATGTTAGCACCGTGCATCGCTAAATAAAATATACCATCATTGTCTTTTGTGATGGGTGAACCATCCACAAATTCTAACAAGGCCTTGGACATGGTGTTGCTTTGATAATTAAGAAAGGCGGGGACACAATACACACGGCCACGAAAATCTAATTGCACTGGAAAATAAATTTTCTCATGGTGTTGTAGCTGTTGTGCCATGCCTATAATCTTAGTGTACAAAATAACTTTAGACATGTTGGTCTTATTCAACGTGTGCGCAGTGGCAGCCACATTACGCCACAACTTTCGGGCCTCTGCGTTTGTGTCAATGTCATGTGGACGGTTAGGTATGTCAACGAGATTGGGCGTAGGTATCTCACCACGTCCGAGTCCCTCGTCCCATATTTGATATGCAACATCCAATACTTTTTTGTTAACTCGGAAAGGTGTACGTTGTAGGTTGTTAACTGCCTCGTATACCTCAGGCATATCAACCGTTCGTAAAGTCTCTTTGAATTTTTTATTCTTAACCTTAACTAAATCTAAATCTGGTAACACACTCGTGATGTACCCACCCCCCTCTACTGTTGTCCAGTCTTTAGGTGGTGTAATAGTTGGTAGATAATCTGGATGTAATAACTCAGTGTAACTTTCACGCTTAGATATCCACTCAAGATTTTCTTTGGTATAGTTTAATACCTTACGTTTCTTCTGACGCACAGTCTCCGTGCCAATACTAACTAAGCCTGTGCTTTGTATAAAGATGTCAATGAAACGTATACCAATCTGTAACTTTTCGTTGGTAGTCCATTTAATCCAGTTGCCCTCAGCGTCACGTATAGCAGACTCACGGAACTTTCTACGTTTGTAAGTGTAATTCCAACTACGCTTATCCAAGTTTGCTTTAACAGTCTGATACAAGTTGCGATTAGCCAGTGCAAAATTACGCAAGGCCACCTCAGTTTCAATCTTCTCACCTAAAGATATAGCTGTAGCAGTCAAAGCCTTACGTTGTACCATCATGTTGATGATGTGTTTAGCTGTGATAACAGCGATAGTCTCTGGCGGTATCTCTTTGGCAAAAGTAAAAGCCATGTGCGGTTTACCTTTGATACCTGACTCATTAAAAAACTTTACGATGTGGTCAGCCATAGGTTGTATCGCACGGGATACCATGGACTTACCTGAACTTGTGACAGACGCGTCATTACGCATGACGTTTGAGTTGCGCCGTTTCTCCGCACGTTTACGCCCACTCTCCATCATCTGTTCTTCGTGAGTATGCGCTATGCAATACTCCATATTCTCAAAATCATTCGACATAGATTCTCCTCGTATCTTAGATGGGCACCTTAGTTCTGGCCCACCACCATGGCTCTTCGACACCTTTGTCCCATGTAGCCATGTACGTCTTGTCAGCTTTGTAATACTGACGGTATGCCTTGACAGCACTTTTGTGTTTGTATTTGTCAGGCATACATTGTACAAAAGGTGTAAGCCCTGTGTCCTCAAGTTTGTCCACAGGTACTGGCAACTCTTCAACAACTTTCCATGACTTGTGGTCTCCATTGTCGTAGCGCCAGATATACTCGTTGTTTAACCAACGGCAGTATTCATACACATATTTATAGTTAGATAAAGAGGCGCCACACCAGAGACGACACGGGTGATTCTTATGTGTCGTCTTGTATGGTGTGTCATATCCCAACATGTTGAGCGTGCTACACAAAAGCTGTGCACTCTCTAGTATCATCTTAATAACATGCTTGTCACAATGATACGTCGCACTCACGGCCGGGTCCTCATGTAATATAAACAGATTCATTCGCTGTTCTCCTTGTCAAGAAATGCCTCGATGAGATGATAGTGTAACACACCTGTGTCGCACTTCATTAACCGATACCCTTTGCTAATCAATTCTTGTTGTTTAGCTTGTGCATTCTTAACTGACTGTGGATTGTCTAGTTTCCAGGTAATCTTCTGTTTGTCAATAGGTACCAGTTCTGCCTTGGTGTACCCGTGATTATATCCCCTCTTCGGCATTGTCACACTCCTCAGGCTGGTGCTCATACGTTTCAACCTCATAGTCTTCTTGCGCCATCAAGCCAGCGTCCTTAGGTGAGTAGCCCTCGTCCAAATACACCTCGTACCTATGCAAGACAAACTCATCTCGATAATCATTCATTGACATCTTCACTCTCCTTAGGGTAGGCCTCAACGGCCTCGGCCCAGTCTGGTACTGCGTCCGTTATCTTCTTCTTCCCATACAACACGTCCTGTATTTTGTTATTCACGTGTTGTCTATCACGACCAAGCACCTCATCTACGTGTGCCTCAAAATCTTTATGGAGTTGAGACTCAAACCAAAATGTAAAAATGTCTGGGTAATGTTTGTGATACAAGCGCACAAACGCCATGTGTGTAGTAGCTATCTGCACAGCCGACACATCACCGTCATACAACCTAGTGAATTGCTTTTGAATGAACTCATCTTTCCTGGCTCTATCGCACGCAACTTCTTCTGCTATAGTAATTTCCATTCTCATTATTACTCACCCTCCTTATTAGATACCACCATGGCTTGACGCGCACGGTTTAAGGCGTTGTTGATACGCTTACTGGTGAACGTAACCACGCCATCCTTTGAGCGTATACCTGCTCTAGGAATATTTATTGTCTGTATCGTCCCATCGCTGTGGTGGAACTCATACAGGCCGTGCTCTTTAGGCACCTTGGCCTCACGTTCTTTACGTGCTAGCCTCTTACTTAATTCCCATTGTATAATCATTAGGCAATCTCCTTGTACTGCTCTTTTAAAGCAGACTCTGTAAAGTCACTTAAATACTCATTTGTAATAAGTGCTATCGTTAACTTATCAAGCATGTACCAGACCTCATCATCGTAGCCGTTGCTGTCTTTGTCACGCTCATCAAGTGATTCGATGGCGTATCTTAATGTGTGGTAATCACCACCGCCACCGAACTTGTCACGGGTGCCCACATCGTGCATGCCCAGTATGGTGCAATGCTTATCAAGGCCCTCGCAACTTCTCCCATCTTTTTCGTCCCAAACAAGTTGGTAGTATTCACGTCCGCTATACTCTGACGCGACGTACTCTCCAAAGTCATAGTATCTGACTAGACAATCAACACTTTGTTCGGCCACTTGGTATTCTCTTAGGGCCTCATTGTCTCCATCACATGTGCATACGTTACCACTATGGTTGTTAGAATATTTTTCTAACTGTTTATCAAGGAACGCAGTGACTTCTTTGTCCTTGAGTCTCCCTATAGTGCGTCGCACCTCATCGTATCCGATAGGCCCATACGTACCTGGGCCCTTTTTATGTACAACATCTAGCAAGCGCTTAATGCTGTATCTTCCTATACTATCTGGCATTTATCTTCCCTCCTGTATCAATGATATTTTGAATTTGGTTTGCAAGTTCTATCACACCCTCGCAGTAATCTACTGTACCACTGCCTGCGTCATAGTCATCGCTTTCTAAAATATCTTTTTCTGCGCGATGTTTCTCCTCTTTGCAACGGTTATAAACTTGTGCCACCAAAGCCTGAACATCTTCACAAGTTAATTCTTTGCTTGGTTTACTCATATAACTTTCTCCTTTTCACTACTCCCTGTATCCCAGGGACATGTGGTGTGTAGAGGTGTGTAGGTGGAGTAGTCTATCCTTGGTGAATATGAGCAAGGACAGTCGGGGACTCCTAAGGGGGTATGTTTAACCCACCTACCTCTATCTTAAAAGGGCACCTAAGTGCCCCTTAGGTGACCTCTATGCGTATCCGTTGTCAAGGGATACATCTTCTTCAATTTCTTCCACGTCTGCGTCGCCCTCGTCGTTATACTTTGTAACGTCGTGGACTGTGCATTCAGTCGCTTGGAAACCAAAGGAAGAGTCTTCGCATGGTAACTCGGCATAGAACGCGTCTTGGGCCATTTGTGCCAAGGCTGTGTCATCGGTGACATCAAAATCGTCATCAACTTCAACCGTGGCTTCAAAATTATACTCAAGCACGTCCTGACCTGTGATAGTTAAACGAACTTCTTTCATGGTTGCCTTTCTCCTTTGTCGGCGGATTTATTCTACCTTAACATGGCCTGTCAAACCATGTCAAGGATTTTATTTATTAACTACGTTAAAATCTTAAAAGCGTCATCGTCGTCGTCGTCAATGCGCGCCTCTATTATGCCCTTAATATCATCCACATCGTACCCGATAAATCTTTCACGGTATGAAAAATCATCATCATCATTATGGTACACCTGGACTTGAGTAAGTGCGTGTCCAACGTCAATAAACACGTTGTAATCGCAATAATCGTATTGGTGTTGGTGTAAAATCGCCATAGTATCTTTCTCCTTTTAGGTTTTAACTTATCCTAAGACGCCCATATTAACAGGCGTTTCGCTGTCTGTACAGCTCATTCAGTTAGGCTTTTATTCTTGAAAATATTCTATTATCCATATGATTAGACTTCCCATTTTTCTATTCTCCTTGCCTGGGTATAAGCCCCCAGGCGGGCCTTACTTTTATCTTATTCACCAAAAAGAATATTAGTTAACTCTTTTCCGTCTTTAGGTGGCTCGATA